TTTGGTGTTTAAGTTCCGTTACAGATTTTACAACTTGTGAGACTATTTGTGTAACACCAAAAGAATTATCATTTACGGTTCCTTTTACAGCTTGTACAAACTCTCAAACAACAATTGGTTATACTACTGATTTTCCCGATGAAATTCAAAATATACTATTTGATCAATATGAACAATTTAATGGATCTGTATCTACTTTAGATTCACAAATTAGAAACTTAATTTTTGATGTAATAACCGATTCTCAACCATTCGTTGCAGAAGATGAATACATTTCTTACTTTGGTTCAATAGACACTAATGACTATAATACTTTAGAAGGTGCTGGATGGACAGCAGCAACTAACGTATTTAACGTTCCTTCAGTTTCTTTAGATGATACTGACTTAACATCTCCTTTGAATGACTCTTGGTATTATGCCCTATTCACAAACACGGGGAATACTAATTATAGTGGTTATTCTTTCTTTACTTATATTTCAGGTTTAACTTCTTATTACCCTAACCCAACGCCAACACCACAAGCGTCGGCTTCACCAACACCAACTCCTTCATTTGTTAATCCTTGTATTACACCTTCACCATTTACATCTCCAACACCGACACCGACACCTGTTAACATAGATTGTTATTCAGGAACAATTGTTGGTAAAATTTATTACTATACTGGTACATCATATGTGAATTATGATAATGTGGTTGTTGGAACATTAAGGTCAAGAGGTATTTCAACTTATACAAATGCAACTAACCCAACTTATTCTGTAACAGGAACATCAGACGTAACACTTAATATGGCAGGTCAATACTCAACCGTATTAAAAAACCCATACGCAACTTTTGGTGTAAACGTTGTTGATAAATTTGGAACAAATTATTCATTTGAAACTTCATTTACTCAAAACGATCCTGAATATTGGACTAAGGTATTTGGAGTAACTAACTTCCAAAAACCAAGAATTGAGGTTCCTGTTTTTGCTGAAGAAAATTTCCAATCATTCTTAAACTTCTCATGGAGAAAAGGATATATTAGAGGTTTAAATCCTAACTTAATTGCTCTTGACTCAGCACAAAGTGGTGATCCTGATTCAATTGGTTGGTATTTAGATAAATGGCAAACACCTGTTTCACCTTTTGTTGTTTCAGAATTAAGAGGTAATAAAGTTTACGACCTATTTAGATTCTATACAATTTCTGATGGTGACGCAGCAAACACATTGGTTAAAATATCAATTATTAATCAATCATATAATAATTTAACGTTTGATGTATTGATTCGTAGTTATTTTGATACAGACGCAAACCCTGTGGTACTTGAGAAATTTACAAATTGTGGTATGGATCCGGGTCAAAATAATTTTATCGCAAATAAAATTGGTTCTTTAGACGGAGAATACGCACTTAATTCAAGATATGTAATGGTTGAAATGAGTGAAGACGCTCCGATTGACACACTTCCTTGTGGATTTAACGGGTTTAATTTTAGAAACTACGCAGGTGCTAATTCACCATTCCCAATTATTAAAGGTAAATATGACTTCCCTGGTGAAGTTATTTATAACCCACCATTTGGTTTATCTTCAGGTAACGATAATGCATTAGTAAGTCCGGGAGATAACGTAAGAAGAACTTACTTAGGTATTTCTAATTCTTATGGATGGGATCCGGCATTCTTTGAATATATTGGTAAGAGAAACCCGATTAACTCTTGTGATATAGATGGTCTTCCATTTAATTATAGATCTGAAGGTTTCCATATGGACGTAAATGCAAGTGGTTTAACAATCGGACCTGAATTCTCAACAAGTGGTGAACCAAGATTTGTTTGTGGTAATTCATCATTCCTTACAGAACCAGAATTACCAACAAACGCTTATTACAGATTATTCGCACGTAAATTCACATTCTTAGTTCAAGGTGGATTTGATGGTTGGGATATCTATAGAGAATGGAGAACAAATACCGACGAATATCAAATTGGTAGAAGAGGTTTCCTTAACGGAGCATGTCCTTCATCAAGATACCCTACCGCAGTTGGTTGGGGAGCGTTTAAAGAAATTTCTTTGGGTGATGGAACACAAAACTTTGCTAATACCGACTATTATGCGTACTTGTTAGGTCAACAAACATTCGCAAACCCTGAAGCAACTAACATTAACGTATTTGTTACACCTGGTATTGATTATGTTAATAATAGTAATCTTGTTGAAGACGCAGTTCAAATGATTGAATTCAACAGAGCCGATTCACTTTATATTTGTACAACCCCTGACTACGACTTATATTTACCAACAACAACTGGTATTGATGGGTTTATCTACCCTACAGAAGCGGTTAACAATTTGGATAACACAGGAATTGACTCAAACTATACCGCAACATATTATCCGTGGGTATTGACAAGAGATAGTGTAAATAACACTCAAATCTATATTCCACCAACGGCTGAGGTAACAAGAAACTTGGCACTTACAGATAACATCGCGTTCCCGTGGTTCGCAGCGGCAGGTTACACTCGTGGTATTGTTAATTGTATTAAAGCTCGTAAGAAGTTAACACAAGAAGATAGAGACATTCTTTATGTTGGTAGAATTAATCCAATTGCCACTTTCTCTGATGTTGGTACGGTAATTTGGGGTAATAAAACTCTACAAGTTAGAGAATCTGCTCTTGACAGAATCAACGTTAGAAGATTGTTATTACAAGCTCGTAAGTTGATTTCAGCGGTATCTATCAGATTGTTGTTTGAACAGAACGACGCACAAGTAAGACAAGACTTCTTAAATGCGGTTAACCCGATCTTAGATGCTATCAGAAGAGACCGTGGTTTATATGACTTCCGTGTAACGGTTTCTTCAGATCCTGAAGATTTAGATAGAAACCAATTAACAGGTAAAATCTATATCAAACCAACAAGATCTCTTGAATTTATTGATATTACATTCTATATTACTCCAACAGGAGCATCTTTTGAAAATATCTAATTTGAATTAAAGAAAACTAAAGGGGGACAATTGTTCCCCTTTTTTATTAAACAAGATATTTATTATTATGAATTATAAAAAAGTTGTAAAAGAAATTATTTCTGAAATTATTCACGATCAGATGAAACCAACGATGAAGTATTACGCTTTTGATTGGGACGATAATCTTATGTATATGCCAACCAAAATTTATTTAAAAGACGATAAAGGAAAAAGTGTTGGTATGTCTACCGAAGATTTTGCTGAATATAGAACGGAAATTGGAAAAGAACCTTTTAAATATGAAGGACACACCATTGTTGATTTTGACAATGATCCTTTTAGAGATTTTAGAGTAACTGGTGATAAAAATTTTATAAAAGACTCTCTTAACGCAGAGACAGGTCCATCTTGGGATGATTTTGTTGAGGCGGTTAATGAGGGGTCTATTTTTTCAATCATCACAGCAAGAGGTCATACACCATCAGTTCTTAAAAATGCTGTTTATAATTTAATTAAAAAGAATAAACACGGGTTAAACGAAAAAACTATTGTAAAAAATCTTAAAAAATATAGAGATCTTGCCGATGAAGATGAACTTTCTGACGACGAACTAATTAGAGTTTATTTAGATATGTGTAGATTTCATCCTGTAAGTTTCGGAGAAGGATCAGCTGCAAATCCAGAACAATTAAAAGTAAATGCAATGAAAGAGTTTATGACTTATGTTCAAAATCTTTCAAGACAACTTCAAGAGAAGGCATTTATGAAAAACAAAATCAGTAATTATTTTATACCTTATATTGGTTTTTCAGATGATGATTTAAGAAATGTTCAAACAATGAGAAAATATTTTAATGATGAAGATGAATTAAAAATATATCATACTAGTAAAGAAGGAAAAACTAAATATGAGTAACTGGTCTAGTTAATAGATTATTTAAAAAAAAATAGAAGTAAATAGAAAAATTTTTCATAAGATACTATTTATAGTAAAAATAAAACAAAAAATTAAAAAAAAACAATATGGCTGATTTATTAATGAAAATGCCGATCCCTTACGAACCGAAGAGGGAGAACCGATGGATTTTGAGATTTCCATCATCACTTGGTATCAATGAATGGTATGTTGAAACAACATCAAGACCAAAACTTACAATTGCGTCAACGGAAATTCAATTTTTGAATACTTCAACATATGTTGCAGGTCGTTTTACTTGGGGAGAATTACCCGTTACTTTCCGTGATCCAATTGGACCTTCTGCGTCTCAAGCGGTTATGGAATGGATTCGTTTATGTGCTGAGTCGGTAACAGGACGTATGGGTTATGCTGCGGGATACAAGAAAAATGTTGACCTTGAAATGTTAGACCCAACAGGTGTTGTTGTTGAAAAATGGATTTTGGAAGGAACTTTTCTTTTAGGATACGATGGTGGATCACTTACATATTCTTCAGATGGTGTTGCAAAAATAAGTTGTTCTATGAGAATGGATCGTTGTATTTTAGTTTACTAATAAAAAAATAATATATATTCAAGACCTATTACTTTACTAGTGATAGGTCTTTGTTATGTTTATAACAAAAGAATTTTATATTATGGAACAAGATGTTTATCAAGCTGGTCAAGCTGAATTCAATTTACCACACGATGTTATACAATTACCTAGTCAAGGTAAATTTTATAAATCAAAAAAGAAATCTGTTAAAGTTGGTTATTTAACTGCTGTTGATGAGAATATTATCGCAGATGCGGATTATAAAAAAAGTATAACTGAAAGTATTATATTTCCTTTATTAAGAAATAAACTTTATGAAAAGGATTTAAGACCTGAAGAACTTATTGATGGTGATGTTGAAGCAATTCTGTTATTTTTAAGAAATACATCTTTTGGAACAGATTATACGGTAACATCTGTTGACCCCGAAACAGAAAAAAGGTTCCAAACCACAATTAGTTTGGACGAATTAAATTATAAAAAAATTAATTTGGAACCAAATGACGATGGATATTTTGAAACCAAACTTCCTGTATCAGGATCAAGAGTAAAATTAAAAATCTTGAATATGGGTGAAAAATTTGAGATTGAAAATATATTAAAATCATATCCATCTGGAAGAGTAACACCAACAATTACCACAAGATTATTGAAACAAATTGTGGAAATTGATGGGGATTCTGACAAAGGAAATATTGCGATCTTTATTGAAAAGATGCCAATTGCAGATTCTAAATACATTAGAAAGTTTTTATCCGAAAATGAACCAAGATTAGATTTATCAAAAGAAGTAACAGCCCCATCAGGAGAAAAAGTAGTGATTGACATTACTTTTGGGGTGGAGTTTTTTCGGCCTTTCTTATCAATATAAAACAACAATTTTAGACGAATTTTATTATTTCTCAAAAATATTTAGAACACAATACTCTGAATTTTTGAGAATGCCCACCTATGTGAGAAAGTATCTTGTAAATAAATTTGTTTCTGATAGCGAAAAGAAATAAAACAATATTTATTTAAAAATAAGTTTAAATGCCAAGTTACGAAAGTTTAAGTACTGAAAAGTTAATTAGAGAACTTAAAGACCGAGATGCGACCATAGATTATCAAGAAGATAAAATTAGAAAACTTCAACAAAAATCATCAAGTGTATCATCATCAAGTACTGAATCAATTACTGATGGTTATAGTGTGTGGGCGGCTAATATTGATGGTATTTCAAACAAGATAACATCAACCGCAAATGAATATGTTGAAGCCATAAATCCATTAGATTCAACAGCATTTGCTGATTTAGACAAATACGCAACAGAAATTCAAAGCACTTTTGGTATAGGAAAATCAAGAATGGATGAATTCAAGAAAACCATTGCTGATGTTTCTCCTGAGTTAGCTAAAATGGGAATTGAAGAAACCGAAATCGCCGGAAAAATTACCAAAATAATGGAAGGAGTAGGTACTACCGCAAGTTTAAGTATGAAGGCGGTTACAGAATTAGCTGCGGCGTCAAAAGTTACTGGAGAACGAGAGGAAACTTTAGCCGCCAATTTTAAAGAAGTCGGAGTATCAATTAATGATGTTGGTTCAGAAATGAAAACAGTAATTGATTACGCTAAAAATGTCGGAGTTTCTGTTAAAGGAGTTTCAAGTGATGTTGTTTCAAACTTAAACAAAATGAATTTGTATAACTTTGATAACGGGATCAAAGGTTTAGCAAGTATGGCAGCAACATCACAAAGAATTGGACTTAGTATGAGTAATGTCTTTGAGTTTTCTGAAAAAATATATAATCCTGAAGGAGCAATAGAAATGGCCGCAGGATTACAAAGACTTGGTGTAACTGCGAGTGGACTATTAGATCCGTTAAGAGCTATGGATTTAGCGGCAAACGACCCTGAAGGGCTACAAAAAGAAATGATAAATATTACTAAAGAGTTTACAGCATTTAATGAAAAAAATGGTAAATTTGAAATATTACCTGGAGCGAAAAGAAGAATGAGAGAAATTGCTGACGTGATGAATATTCCTGTTGAACAGTTGGCAAAAATGTCAATAAACGCGGCGGATTTTGATATGAAGATGAAACAAATTAAATTTCCTTCTTTAGCTGAAGGAGATGAAGAAACAAAACAATTAATAGCGTCAATGGCACAATTAGAGGGTGGAGTTGCTAAAATACAAGTTAAACAAGAAGATGGTACAATTGCAACAAAAAGTGTTGAAGAATTAACACCACAAGATATTGCAGAATTAAAAAAGGCAAATGAAGACTCTTCAAAAAGTTTGGAAGAGTTGGCAGTAGAACAATTATCAGTTCAAGAACAAACTTTAAATTATTTTAAAAGCGGAGAATTGGCCCTTAAAATGGGAAAAGCAACAACACCTAGTTTAAGTAGATTTTATGGGGCTGTTGCCAAATCAAATTTAGATATTGCCAAAAACGTAAGTAAAACCGTAGGATCAACAGAAAATGTTAGAAATACAATAGGTGATGTTTCAGATCCTTTGGAATCATTAGTTAAATCCTTGGCGGATGGTAATGCCGCAAATGTTAAAATTTATTCAGACAAATTAGTGGAAAACTTAGGTAATATTACCGAAAAAATAATACCAAAATCTACAGAGCTAGTTACTAATATTGCTAAAGACATTGCAACCACTTTTTCAGAAACATATAAAAATGTTGGAAACCCTGAAACTAAAGAAACAAAAACGGTAAATGTTAATTGGAATATTACTGGCGATCCTAATGTAACTAAAAATATAACTCAAGAAACATTTGATAAAATGTTAAACACATCAACAACCGACCCAAACACTAAAGTAATGGTTAGCTCAAATTTAGATGGAGGTTCTGCACCATCGGCAGCAACAGGTTCTAAAAATAAGTAGGTCTACACTAAACAAAAAAAATACATAATATCTATTTATAGAATAAAGTAGTATGGCCGAAAGTTTTTTATCGTTTGGTAATTCAGAAACATTTAGGAAGCAGTTATTAGTTAGAAACCTAATACCATATGGTGTGCCGGGTGCTTACACGTCACCATCAAACCCAATTAATTACGAAACAAACTTAACCGTTAGTAATGTAGTGGACTCTCCAAATAACTTTGTCTCAACAAATTTATTTGCAAATGATCTATATCCATTAAACGAATATGGTCCTGAAGGAGGGTTTAGTAATCCCATAGGTATCAATAGTCTTGCGTCAACCAGTAATCCTGAAGGAACCAATCAAGGACCTTACCAACCAAATGATACTGTTTTAGATGTTGTTAATGAATTTTATATTGAAACTGCGTTTGTTACTAACAAGTGGGGACCTAGTGGTGGATATAAAGATTTAATAGTTATTACCGATATACAAAATAATGGAAATATATATCAACCATATTGGGATCCCGGATATTATAGTTATTCGTCATACCCTACTTTTAATATAGTATTTCAAAATGATCCTGTGGGATCAAATGGTCCTTTATCTTCAGATAGTTTTATTGCACAAATTGGTGCTTCACAATTAAAATTTGCATTTAACGAAAGAGTTGCACAAGAAATACAACAAGCAACAATTGGTGTTATAAACTTAGATACAATAAGTGATCCTTTTTCTGCTAGTTTACTAGCAACAGGACAACAACCGTTTTTCATTAGAGATTGGAAAATTACGGTTCCTGAAAACCCTGCGTTGGCAGCAATTTCATTGGCAAATAGATTAACGGGAACATATTTTCCTGTTTCGTTTATTCCTGGTGATTATTTTGACGATGATAACCCAATAAACAAACCACAAACAGAAGCAGCACTTGGTGTTGCCAATAGTTTAACTGGTGGTTTATTGGCCCCCATAATGAACAAATACAGAAATCCTTCTGAAATATTTGTTGCGAACACAGGTAACGGACAAAGATCCGCATTATTTTCGGCATTAGACTATAACTTATATAGACCGGCATATAATAGAGGTGTTATTGGTGGGTTGATAGCAAACGCATCGGCAGCGGTAAATAGATTATTTGACCAAGACAAAGCTCAATCTTCAGGGTATTATGTTGGTAGTGAAAACGCAGAACCTTCACAAATAGACGGACCACCAAATCAACTTCCTGTTAATCAATTTGGTGTTCAACAACAAAGTATTGTTTATGGACCACAAGAATTGGGTATATTATATGAAGGAAATGAAGAAAAAATAAAATTTGGATTTAAAGGAAAATCATATACTGATGGTGGTGGAACTTCAGGACAATTAGTATGGACTTCACCAAAATACAAACCAAATGCTGGGTTTAGAGCAACAGAAGGTGGTGGTGCCGGAAGTTTAGATGATGAGTTTAATCAAATATCTGCCGATTATTTACAATACCAATCAACTGATATTGAGTTTAAACCGGGATCTATTTTATATGAGACACAACAATTAGTAAATTCTGCCGATCAGGTTCAGGGTCAAACAAGATTAAAACATGTCGGAACAGCAATTAATCAAGTTTCAAAAGTTTTTAACGATGGATATAAAGAATTAACAAAAGGATCAAGGGTTTTATCATATGTCAACCAAGCAGATGGAACTCAAGCCGGTTTAGAATATTGTAGGGTATTTCAAAAAGACACACCATATTATACTTATGCTGATCTACAAAAAACTGATGGTATTACAACCGCAGGAAGACGAGCAGATTATTCAATCTTAGACAATACGTATAATTTGAATATAGCACCATTAAGAAATCCTGGATCTACAAATATTGTTGACGGTAAGGTTAAAAAATATATGTTTTCAATTGAAAACTTGGCTTGGAGAACTTCAGATAGACCAGGATATACATATGACGATCTTCCTGTTTGTGAAAAAGGAGCTAATGGGGGTAGGGTTATGTGGTTTCCACCTTATAATTTAAAATTTTCTGATGACTCAAAACCGGACTTTAACACAACATCTTTTTTGGGAAGATCAGAACCAATATATACCTATAAAAACACAAGTAGATCAGGTCAATTAAGTTGGACAATAATTGTTGATAATCCAGCAATGTTAAATACTATCATTGAAAAACAAATGAAAGGAGTTGCAAGAGAAAGGATTCAAAGCGTTGTTGATTCATTTTTTGCTGGATGTACGAAATATGATATGTATGAATTAGGTATAAAATTTAATACAATACCAACAAAAGATTTATATACATACCAACAAATATTAAATAATCCTAGACTTACTTCAGAAGAACAAGTACAAGTTTTACAAAGCATACCTGCCGACCAAAATAATAGTAACTCTAATAATTCTGAAGGGGCGGACCCACTTCAAAATGCAACAGCACAAGGAAACCAAACACAAGATAATACTCCACCAGATTACAATTGGAGTTCATATGAAGGGTTGGGGTTCTATTTTGAAAATGATGTTCCTGGTGGACCTAATGGAACCAAACCGGGTGAAAATAAAACACTAGGAACATCAGCAAGTAATTTTGATGTTTATTATAATCAATATATTGGTTTAAAAAGTACTTACAACTCAAAAGCGCCACAAAATGTGAACTCAAATGGGGAGATATTTAAAAAGGCCGCAATCCCTAACTTTTTCACTGACGTTATTGAAGGAAATTTCAATACGGTTCAAAATGACTTGATGAAACAAATTGATGATGTATTGGTCAAACGAGTAGGAAGTATTACTTTAGAAATGTTAGGATCGGCATCAGCACCACAAGAAAAGGCGTATAACGTTAAATTATCAGAAAGAAGAAATGATTCTGTTAAAAAATGGTTTTTAGCATATAAACTATCCGATGGTAAAACAATACAAGAATACGGGGACAAATTCAAAATGACCTTGAATTCACAAGGTGAAGAAACCGTTATACCTCAAACAAGAGCAATTGCAACAGCCACAACACAAACAAACGATATTAGTGTTGCAAATTCAAGCGGGGGAGATGTGTTATCGGCAAGTATTAATTGTACCGTTAATAGTTTTGCTGTAACCGCAAATGGAACAAAAATCCCTGACCAAACAACGCCAACTGAGGCACAATGGTATAGTGTTCCGGCTATGGCATGTAGACGAGTTGTAATACAAAAAATTACTGCAGTAATACCACCAAATCCTGTTACACCTCCACCACCTGTTGTATCGCCACCAAAAGAAGAAAATAATACACAAAACATTTTAACGGCAACAACTCAAAGTATTAAACCTGAACCTAAAATTACTGTTGAACAAAAAGTTAGAGAAGGAATATCAAAAAAGATATTAAGAAATCTTTTTACCGAATGTGATTATTTTGAAATTATTAAAGAAACAGACCCGATGGTTTTTGACACAATAAAAGATAAGATTAAGTTTTTTAGCCCTGCGTTTCACTCAATGACACCCGAAGGTTTAAATTCAAGATTAACATTTTTACAACAATGTACAAGACCTGGTCAAACAATACCAATTATTGGTCCTGATGGTAGACCAAAATACAATGACGCTTTAAATACATCATTTGGTGCACCACCAATTTTAGTATTGAGAATTGGTGACTTTTATCATACTAAAATTGTACCAACCTCATTAGGGGTAACATATGAACCACTTAGTTTAGATCTAAACCCCGAAGGAATAGGAGTCCAACCAATGATGGCGAACATATCACTTAGTTTTAATATTATTGGAGGAATGGGATTAAAAGAACCAGTTCAAGAACTTCAAAACGCTTTATCTTTTAATTATTATGCAAATACTGAAATTTATGATGAAAGAGCGGTATCAACTTATGACACAAGTAAATTAGATAATTATGTTGTTGAAAAGATTACAGGAGGACTTCCACCTGTAAGCCAAGGACAACAGGTACAGATTAATAGTGTGCAACCTAAAAAAGGAGGAAGCACCGTTGGAAGTATTGTGGATACCACCACAATGGATTATTCAGGGTTATATGATTCACTACAAACCAAATTACAAGAATATTTCAAAGCGTACTACGATTCAATAAATAAGACCACAACGGATTATTCGTATGGCGCAACACTTATGGCGATAAAAAATAAAAACTATACTGAAGGAGAATTATCACCATTTACAAATGAAAAAGTTGACACAATTCTTTATGGTAAATCAAATGATTATCAAGAATTTATTGATAAGTTGGTAAAAGAAGTTGAAAAAGATATTGATCAGGGAGATAACCCTATTTTAAAAACCGTAAGCGACAGGAGTGGTGGTATTACTGGCAAACAAAAAAGAGAATTACAAGAAAAATTAAAAACACAAGTATCAAAAG